TGCAGGAGCCTTGAATAATACTGACTTATTCATAGTCGATCAGAGCGGCAACAAGAAAGCCACCGCCCTACAAATTTATAATTACATTGATGGAAAGATTACAATTCCAGTAGTGGCTGGAGCCGATGAACAGATTCAGTTTAACGATTCTGGCGATCTCGGAGCTTCTTCTAATTTAACTTTTAATTCTACCACCAACACATTAACAACAACGCAAATTTCAGCATCGTCTCATGTTTCATCGTCAATTTATTACGGTAGTGGGCTAGGCTTAACTGGTGTAAGCAAGATCGGCTTTAATTCCTTTACAGCTAGTTTCAATGTAACCCCACAACAGAGCATTGCTGCGATTAGCACATCTGGCTCTGTCGTCACAGCATCTCTGAGTGCAGCTAACAATTATGACGTAGCACAAGCCATTACGTTCAAGGACATAGCAGGGAGCGCTTCTGTTAACAATCTTGTTATAGAACCATCTGGCTCTCAAACAATTGATGGAAGTAGCACTGGAGTCAAGATAGAATTAAATTATGGCTCAGTAACAATTGCATCAGATGGTGTGTCTTCCTTTTACATAATAGGGACAAACTGATGTCGAATCTAAGTTTGGTAAATGGGACTTGGGTTCTTGGGCAGGCTGCCGGCTTTCCAGATTGGCGTGTCGTCAACCTAAGCGACGGAACTTGGTCGAGCAGCGACCCAGGCGGAAATGCGCGAACCTCTGGAGTTGCCACCCTTGGAACAAGTACGACTGTAACTTGGAACGCTTTTACTGCTGGCACTAGTGATTCTATTGATGGTGCGACCTTTGATGGATTACGCTATTATATACCTCTCACTTATGCAGACGGAACTGCGGTACAAGTTGCCGATGCCGGCGCTACGATTGAAATGTGGGTAGACACCCCTAGAGTAATAGGCTCAGCGAGGACTCAATTTTCTCTTGGGATCTCTGAGGATCCAACCAACACTAGCAACAACACGAGTAAAATGAGTGGATTATATTGGTCATCAGACCAGAATAATAGTTATAATTACATAGGACAGATCAGAACCAGCGCCAGCCCTCTTACTAATTTTAACACAGATAATCAATACGGCTATGGGCGCTGTGGTTTGGTTAAGGGAAATGGAGGCTACGCAACCGGCTGGGCTATCAAGACAGATGGAACTGAATCTGGAATCAACCAAAGAGCTTTGGTAGATTACACTGGGACTCTTTACATGCAGATTAACATAGGCGCCCCCTCAACGCGCGTCATAAGCAACGATCAGACAAACGTTTGGTCTGCTTTTTATCGAGTTTTGAAGACTCCCGTAGGACCAGAAGGAAACAGACCATGACAATAAACAACAAGAACATAGAAAAATCTGAAGCAATTAGTGAAAGTGAAGAGGTGCTACTCGTCAGAACAGAGTGGAACAAAGCAGTCTGGGATAGCGTGAAAGCTGAAATTCTAGAGCGAATCTCCAACGGACAGACTCCAGTTTTAGAAACACACTTACAACAGTTGGGTCTATTTGAAGTTGTTGAGTTCCTAGCAACAGAATAGATAACATAAAATCTGCTCTATTGATGTCGTTTAGTTAAAAACGATGTCTTTTACTAGTTACAGTTACTATTTAATTTGAAAACCATCATCATAGGAGTTTTTGTTAATGTCCTCGTTATTAGAACAAGCAATCGTAGACGCCAAGGCGTTGAAGGAAGCCGCAATGAAAAATGCGGAAGCCACAATCATAGACAAGTATTCAGAAGAAGTCAAGTCAACCCTCAACCAGCTATTGGAGCAGGATGAACTTGAGGCTCTTCTCGGTGGAGAAGACGCACCTTCCCCCGACGCCGAAGCAACAATAGACGAAGAAGTCGAAAAAGACGAAATCGCTGAAGGCGTCCCTGATGCCTTTACAGAAGATGTCGCAGAACTAGGTGGAGTAAACGAGGGCGACGACGCCCAAGTAACAATCGACTTTGCAGAGCTTGCTGAAGCCCTCAAGGAACTTCGCGAAGGCGTTGAAGAAGAAGAGACTCTAGACGAGGAAGAAGAGAAAGAAGAAGAGCCAATGGATGAAGAGTTGGAAATTGATGAAGACTCCATTATGGAAATGGTTGCTTCTATGCTCTCCGATGATCCTTCTGCCGCAGAAGAAGAGGCTGACGCCGATCAGATGCAAATGGCTGGTCTTGAAGAAGCCGAAGAGGAAGAAGAAGTTATGGAAGAGGGTGAAGACGAAGAACTTTACGAAGAACTCTCCGACGATCTCCTCGACGCAATCGTAGAAAAACTTACCGTAGACATGGGTGCTTCGCTCTCTGGTTGGGCAGGTCGTTCCTCTGAGGACACCAAACACCAGATGGAGCTTGAGTTGGCGAAACGCCGCAGCACCGACATGGAAGAAGAACTAGATGCGCTAAAGCAAGCGCAAGAAGAACTAGTCTTCGAGAACAAGAAATTAAAAGAAACACTTTCCAACTACCAACAGGTAGTAGGATCACTTAAGGAGAATGTGCAGGATGTAAATCTTAGTAATGCACGACTCCTTTACACCAACCGCACGCTAGGAAATACCTCCCTGAATGAGCGACAAAAACAAACAATTGTCGAAGCGATTTCTAAAGCTGGTTCGGTTGAGGAAGCAAGGACAATCCACGAGACACTTCAAAGCACAGTGTCGGCTGCTCCTAAGAGCAGACCACAATCACTAAGCGAAGCTATCAACCGTCCAACTTCCATTATCCGTGCATCTCGTAAGGAAGAGCCAAAGGCTGATCCGTTTACAACGAGAATGCGTAAACTAGCAGGTATCAATTAAATCAAATTTAAGGAGGATTTATAATTATGTCTAGTATTGTACAAAGACTCACCGAGGGTGTAGTCAACCGTGATATGCGTGCCGAGTCCCACGCTCTTCTATCTAAGTGGAAGAAAACTGGTCTTCTAGAGGGCATCGAGACTGAGCGCAAGCAAAACTCTATGGCTCGTCTACTTGAGAACCAAGCCAAGGAGCTTCTCCGTGAGAGCACCTCTATGGCTTCTGGTGATGTCGAAGGCTTCGCAGCCGTCGCTTTCCCAATCGTTCGCCGCGTCTTCGCTGGTCTCATCGCCAACGACCTCGTCAGCGTTCAGCCCATGAGCCTCCCCTCTGGTCTCATCTTCTTCCTCGACTTCACCTTCTCTGGTGATCTTGGTGCTGACGGTTCACAAGACCGTCGCTTTGGTAACCTTAACGACAAGTCAATCTATGGTACCGATCAGGTCGGCTCACAGATCACAGGCGGCGTCAACCTTGTTGGTCCGCTTTGGTGGCGACCTTTCTGGTCCACGAACCTCTGCTCGTGGTTACGCTTACGCTAGCCCAACTTCTTCCGTCCCTGTGACAGCTTCTTCTTTGAGCTTCACATCTTTCGGTCTCTCTGGCGCAAGCGATGCTCAACTTAAGAGCCTCGTCTACGACCCTGACGTTCTATCTCTCACCTCTTCTGGTGATGCACGTTGGGTTATCCGCGTTGACGCCCGCCAAGCCGATCTAGATACCGATCTAGATTACAACAACCTATCTGCTGTTACAGCTTCGATCTCTGATCTTAACAGTTGCCTTGGCATCACAGTTGCCTCTAGCGATACTCAGCAGATTCGTAGATTGACTCAGATCACGGGTGCTACCGATGGCAACTTACAGTTCTACTTCGTAACTTCAGTTAACGCTACCCCAACTGCTGGTGCTCCTGCCCTAGCTGGCGGCGCAACTGTAAACCTAGGCTTTGAGCAGCCAATCGTAGATAGATTCCAGGCTGGTGCCAACACCGACCTAGGTGCTGTTCGCGGTGGTGTTGAGTGGGGTCTCGAAGGCTCTGCTAACATCCCCGAGATCGACATCAAGGTCGATTCTATCGCGGTTACCGCTCAGACCAAGAAGCTCAAGGCTAAGTGGACCCCCGAACTCGGTCAGGACCTCAACGCCTACCACAACCTCGACGCCGAGGTTGAGCTTACCAGTCTTCTCTCTGAGCAGATTGCCCTTGAGATCGACCGTGAGATCCTCGCTGACCTCGTAAACGGTGCCACCGCCGGCACTCGCTACTGGTCACGCGCTCCGGGTCTCTTCGTTGACTCTAACGGTAACGAAATCGGTGCTTCTACTAAGGCTCCCGACTTCACCGGCACCGTCAGCGAGTGGTACGAGACTCTCATCGAGACAGTAAACGACGTGTCTGCTCAGATCCATCGCAAGACTCTCCGTGGTGGTGCTAACTTCGTGGTCTGCGGACCCGAGGTTGCCAACATCCTTGAGTTCACCGCTGGCTTCCGTGCCTCTGTAACTCACGACGATGAGAAGGGCTCTATCGGCGCTCTCAAGGTCGGCTCACTAAGCAAGAAGTTTGATGTCATCGTTGACCCCTACTTCCTCCGCAACGTGATTCTAATCGGTCGCCGTGGTTCTAGCTTCCTAGAGTCTGGTTATGTCTACGCACCTTACGTGCCGCTACAGACCACTCCCACCATCTTTGGACCGGAAGACTTCGTTCCGCGTAAGGGTGTTATGACCCGCTACGCGAAGCAGATGGTCCGTCCAGATATGTACGGTCTAGTTGTCGTCCGTGGTCTCCTAGGTGAGTCTGGCGCTTGATAGCAGCTTGACCTAAAACCTAAACCCCCTGCTTCGGCAGGGGGTTTTTGTTTATGCCCTCACTATTTACTACGAACAGGAGGCTCTATGAATGCCTACAAACTTACAACCCATCTCACAAACAAGCGCTATCATTCTCTCACAGACCGGAACAGCCGGTGATGTAGCAGCCGCCGTCCCTTTTGGAGTCTACAATAGTTCAGATTACTTCTTAAGCGGCGCAGCAAAACAAGTAGACTTTGTTTACAAAAGATTAGGTGGCGATGTTGTAGAAATTGAACGAACAGACTCAAACGTCTATGCTGCCTACGAAGAAGCAGTTCTAGAGTATTCCTACATCCTCAACATGCATCAAGGCAAAAACATTCTGCCCGATGCTCTCGGCAAGACCACAGGCACATTCGATCACAAAGGTGATTCCTTGTCTGGTCCAGCCGGAACTAACCTACAGTATTCCAAAATCACTCTATCTTACGCAAACAAGATAGGAGACGCTGTAGCAACAATGGCTGGATTCGGTGGAACAACTCCAATCTATTCCGCCTCATTCACAACGGTCAAAAACCAACAAGATTACGATCTTCAATCTAT